GCAACAATATCCTTACTGGTATCTACAACGTGGATACAGCAACCCACATGGGTAAATTCCCAATGTTCATTCGTGATACGAAAGGACAAACAAACTTCTTCGCTGCCACAGCATGGATTGAAATGATTCCTGAAGTGACGTTCTCCAACCAATTGGAGACTCGTACATGGACTTTCGGATGCTCTGGTGCCGCCATCACAATTGGTGGTAACAATGACACAAGCCTGCTCGAAGACTCTTTGCTTTTGGGTTCTGCTGGACTGTCTGTTCTTAAACAGTTCGGAGTCTTGTGATGAAGACTTACTTCGTATACAAGACTGTCAACAAACTCACCAACCAATTTTATGTTGGAGTTCATGGTGGGACGTTGGAGGATGGCTATCTTGGCTCTGGTCGGCTCCTGAAGCGAGCTATAGGTAAATACGGCATCGAGAACTTCTATGTAGAGTCTAGAATCCTTTGTAGTGATGCAGACGAAGCTTACGACCTCGAAGCCTTTATCATTACAGAAGATATAATCAATCACCCACTCTGCTATAACCTAATCATCGGAGGTAGAGGTGGAGAACACTTAAACCAAAGAAAACCCTACAAGAAACGTCAGGGTGTGAAGAAGACTAAGGAGCAGAAAATGGCTATGGCTGAGATTAAAAGAAATATGACACAAGAGACGAAGAGTAAAATCTCCCAGTCTGCAAAGGTTGTGTGCAGAGTTGCACTGACTTGCCCAAGCTGTGGGTTTGAGGGCTTTGCTCCAAACATTCGCAGATATCACTTTAACAATTGCGTACTCTAAGGGGGTTATATGGCCGGAGACATCTTGACGTATGCACCTTCTACTGTTACACTGGTACTCTGCGGTTATGTTCTAACAGGTGTTGTTAGCGTTAACCTCAAGTGGAATTCCAGCCCCTTCACAGTCAAGAAGGGCATTCGTGGACAACACACACGTATCGGCACCAAAGATCGGCAGTCTACCTGCTGCATTGAAGTGCTTCAAACATCTATCACCAACGATATCCTTTCCGAAATCCTAGAACAAGATACCCGTAATTACTCGGGCCGTCTTGAGTTCTCTGTGAAAGATGCGTCTGGTACAACTCAATGGGCAACAACTCAATGCTTCCTACGTGCTTGGCCTGACGCTGGTTTCAGCGGAGGTATTGAAACACGTAAATGGGACATTGAAATTCTATCGTTCATTAGTGGTAAGATCGGTGGTAACGCAAGACAAGGCTTTGACCTGCTGGACTCTTTCAATGGAGCAGCGGATTACATTACTGAAGGGGCTCAGAATATCTCTGACTCTGCATCTAACCTATTTAGTTAAGGAGAATACAAATGGCTATTAAGCAAAAAACAATCGAAGTGAACGGTAGCGAATACTTGATCACTCAACTGGGTGCCCTGAAAGGTACTCGTGTATTGAAAGAAATCACCAAGCTCGTTGGACCTGCTTTTGCCTCCATGCAGAAGAAAGACGGTGAGGGCCAATCTGGAACTATCGGGGATGCACTGGGTATTCTGTTTGAGAACTTGGACAATGCCAACATCGAAGGTATGATTATGGAACTGGCTAACACTGTTGCCAAACCAAATGGCTCTGCCATTTCCTTCGACATGGAATTTGCTGGTGAGTACGACAAGTTGTTCCTCGTGCTGAAGGAGGTTGCCGAATTCAACTTCGGATCGGTTTTTACTCTGTTCGGTTCTCGGGAGTAACACAAGCCCCGGACATGCAAATTGGCATGGACGGGACGACCCTTGAACCAGTGCCTGTCCATCCGAGACTGCAACGTATACAAGATCAATTTAGCCAAGACTGGGAAGTGTACAATGTCCTTACCAGCCCACTAGGTCTTGCAACATATGTCGAGTTGGATACGGTGTGTAATACCGAAGACTTGTACAAGATGTTTGAGATAGTCCAAGTCCATAAAGAAATGGAGACTGTCGCTCACATTCAAGCCAAACTCACAGAAGGTAATAAATAATGATTCAGGAAGAAATCGCACGGCTTACTGGTAAGCTAGTCTTCCAAGTTGACAATCGCCCTCTGATGGCATTTGAGAAGCGCCTAGCCGGTGTTATCAATATGCTGGGTGACCTTGAGAAGCTAGCGAACAAGAAGTTCAATATCAAAGTCCAGCTCGACTCCCGTACACTCCGTGAGCAACTGGCAAAGGCAGCTACCGCCAAGATTACATTGAAGGACGTTAACGTCTCTCATGAAGCTCTGGCCCTAGCTGCAAAGCGTATTACTGACAAACTCGACAGTACGCCAATCACTCTGAACAAAATCCGTGTAGATATCGCCTCCTTGATCGAAACCAAGAAGTTGGTTCGCACACTGCTTGGTCAGATGCAAATCAGTATTCCTCTCCAGTTCCAAACATCCGCTGCTGATAAGATGCTTCGTGCTTGGAAGAAAGAAACTGAATCCAAATTCAAACTGAAGATCGACGCTGACATCAGCCAACATAAGTTCTTGAGTAATGTTCGTAAAAGCTTGGCTAGTGCTTCTTTGAAACTGGGTCCAATTAAAATTGAAACACCGAACATCAAACTAAACATTGACCGTGAACATTTGAAGCAAGAGATTCGGGACGTACTTTCTCACATCCGTCGTGAGACAACTATTCGTGTCAACTTGCGGGACGAGTCTCCACAAAGGCGTGAACGTGTTACTGATCGTGGAGCAAGAGGTCATGCATTCGGTGGTGGCTTGATGGGAGCTGGTATGGGCTTCGCCAGAGGCGCTCTACCGGGTCTAGGAGCCGCGTTCGCTATCGGGGCAGTCAACCAGATCAACCAACAACTTGTAGCGACTAACACAGCCTTGGAGGCCGTCAGCGGGAGTGCAGAAGGGTACGCAAGTAACCTGAAGTTCCTTGAAGACCTCACTCAAGAGCAAGGTCGTAACATGAGAGACGTTGGTCCTCAGTTTACTTCTGTTCTCGCATCTGCAAAGGCGAGTATTGGTAATGAGGGTGTTCAAGATTTGTTCCGTGGTCTGACGAAGTACGGCACTGTAATGGGCCTCGACCAAGAGTCGATGAAGGGTTCTATGCGTGCTATCAGTCAGATGTTCTCCAAAGACAAAATCCAAGCTGAAGAAGCACAAGGTCAGTTGGCTGAAAGATTGCCAGCGGCTATGCAACTCTTGGCTGAAGCGAACGGCACTGATGTAAAGGGTCTTCGTGAACAGATGCAGAAAGGTGCCCTTGATCCTAAGAAAGTATTGCCTGAAATGGCACGGATCATGGAGAAACTTGCTGAGAACAATGGAGCATATGCGAAGTCTCTAGAGTCTACGCGAGTTGCCCAAGGACGTATGAATCGTCAGTTTGAACGGTCTGTTAAAATCTTCGCAGCCGGTGGGTTCGATAAAGGCATTCGTGGCTTCTTCACCACTATGGCAGACGGTATGCAGAAGTCTGCACCGCTGGTTACAGCACTTGGTGGAGCATTCGATGTACTGATGCGTCCAATCAATGCTCTCATCGGTATCGTTGCAACTATCGGAGCCAACTGGACTAAGATGGCAGATGTTTTCGGGTTGTCTGGGAAGCAACTTGCAGTCTTCGGTGGAGCTGCTGCTGTCGCTGTACTTCCATTTGGATTGTTTGCCGAAGCTGTTGCACTTGCTGCTCTCGCCGTAGAAGACTTGATGGTCTATATGGAAGGTGGTGATAGTTTGTTTGGTCGCTTCCTTGAATCCTCTCCTGAAGCACAAGCTGCTCTAGATGGTTTCTCCAAAGAGGCTAAACAATTTGGTGAGTACCTACAACTTGCAGTAACCAACGGTCTTGACCTTGCAGGAGCAATGAAAGGTCTTTCGTTCCCTGAAATGTTCATCAACACAATGCGTGAACTACAAACCATTCTTAAGTTGTTCAACGATACAGTTGACTACATGGTTGCGGCTGGACAATACGCACAGATGATGGCACCAGAAGGCGGTATTGCTGCTAACTTGGCTAACATGCGAGCAATGGCGAACGGACCTGAATGGGCTCGCCAGCAAATGTCTGACAAGGTTGCTGGTGATTTTGCTAACCAAGGTGTTGGAGCTGAGATTCCGGGTGGACAGTCCCTAACTGCTGATCAGATCGCTGAAGCTGTTGCTCGTGCTATTAGCGTTCAAGGTGCTGAAGGACAACAACGTAGAGATTATTTCGAAGCAAACATTAACGTCGATGTTAAAGGTGGCGTTGTATCCGCTGGAGACTTGATGACAGCTTTGAATGAACCAATGAAACAGATCGCTATCAAAGCTTTTGGTGAGGTAGTTAACAATGAACGTAACACACAATCGCAGGTGAGACAATGACAATCGCAATTCGCCGTGAGAACGGTGACATCCTTTGGTTCGACGCAGTTGAGGGCTTCGATGAAGTCCTTAGCTCCACTGTTACCAAACATCCTGTTGCGACTGGCGGGTTCGTTGCTGACCACGTGACAAAGGATAACCCACGATTTACATTGAAGGGTATCCTCTCTGACGCTGACTTCAACTATAACCGTCCTCAACTTGGGGATGATTATGAAGGTTGGCAGTCTGTGAGCGTGAAGAAGCAGTATGTAAACAACACACCAGTCAACAGTCCAGTGAGTATTAACTCTAACGTAAACGTATTCAAGAGTTTCCTTCCTGAATCCATTTCCCAATTCACCACTACTAGCATCCCACAAGTTGTTGTAACTGAGCAACCAAAAGTCAAGTCTGCATCTGCTGTTCGTATGGACTTGGTGCGTATGAGGGATATGAAGGAAATCTTCACCCTTGTTGACTTTGAAGATAACTTGATCCGTCGT